CTGCCCCGTGGCCTACCCCGTGGCGTGATAGTAGTAAGACCCGAACATTTGTACTAGTCTCTCTGGTCTTACTGCTATTGCGACTCATTCTCAATAAGCAAGGTAGTTATAACGTACTACTGCAGCATCACCATACAACACTACTGTTATGTCATAGGTATAAAGAAAGGCCCCTAAGTAGAGGCCTCTCGATATAACTAATTAGCTCGCAATAGTCCTAGAAACATAACGATAAGAGGCAGGAGAAAGAGTAAGCAATAGGACAGGAACTTAGGCAGCTGATACATCAGTCTTCCCGATCCCTCACGACAGAATAAAGAAGGTTCCCGAGATACGCCATACCAGCGTTAACGAGAGCAGTAGCGAAATCATCAGGATCCTCTATTGTTTGCCCCTCCACTAGCTGCAGTCTTGAAGTGTAACCGTAAGCCCCGCAAGCCTCATCACACCAGTGAAGTACGCAATCGGTGTTGTATTCGTAGAAGTTGAGAAGGTCTCTTGTGTAACACATATCAACGTTCACGAAGTCTGAAGTTTCGTAGTTACAAAGGTCCTCAGGATTGTCGTTATATCGATCAATGAACCACTCAACACACGAGTCGTTCACCCAATCAAAATGATCATCGACAATATATTTCAGAGTGTCGTATTCACACTCCACACATTCTTTCTTGCAAAGGTTTCGGTAGATTTCTTTAGCGTTATCGCTTAAGGATTTCCAGCCAGTGAACAGAGCGTCAGGATCAAAGCGCATCGCTGAGATCTTGGAAAGCTTTGCGTAGCCTTCACTTCCCATACCCTCGTGATGCTCTGACCAGAATAGGTGGTGAGCAGAAACAATGTCGAAGCGGTCAAAGGTTGCAGTTGTCATTGTTGTGATAGTTAGTGTTGGGTTAGTTCTGAGGCTCTTGCCAAGGTTCGTACCAGTAGTAGGGCTTATCTTCTAGTTCTTCCTGTTTTTCTAGTTCTTCCTGTTGATCCTCATAGGCCCACAAGAGGCGTAGAAAGAAGGAATCAAGGTCTGTCATAAGTTTGAGTGCCAGTGTGAGTAACAGTTTCAGTAGCTAGTTGATCAACTGCAAACAACGTCAGCAGTGATACACACAAGCAAGACGCAAGAAACGATTTCATTAGTACAGCAGCGAAGGGACGATCTCGTTACCGTCCTGATCAACACAGCGGTATCCAAGGGCTGCAAAGGTGCCAAGATCAGCAGGAAGCAACGTCTTAGCTCTTGTCAGGCGAACCAACAGGATGGCAGTCTGATCGACTGGGTAGGCCCTGACTCTGCCGTAACTGCTCTCAAGCTTGAAGCGTAGGTCTGTCATTGGATTTAAAGAAGGAAAAGGAACCGGGATTAAAGGCTCCCGGTAGGCCTAGTGATCTCAGCGGTCAAGAACTCGGCAATCTCTGCGAGCATAAAGAGCTGGCATATCGATGTTGACGCCAGTGTCTCTCATCATTTCGGCAATACTGATCAAAACATCGGAAGCGTTCACAGTCTTATCAAACTGCCAGTCATTCAAACGGGAAACGATCGCAGCTTTAACTTGAGAGTTGATTGGTTGCATGGGATCAAAGGAAAGGGGAAAGCAGCAAGCCTCTCGGCTCGCTTGACGGAACTATAGGCCCTAGCAGGCTCAAGGCTAGGCAGCTGTTGTAAAGCTTTACAGACTGGCACAAGGGCTAGCTAGGAGATCTCAGAAGGCTCTCAGAAGGCTCTCAGAGGGCCTGCAGTAGGCCTCTAAGAGGTTCTGAGGGTGAAGGCACCTGAAAGGGTTTTAAAGGGCCTCAGATGTGGCCAAGTGCGCGTGTATACACACCGATAAGCTCCCCTTATCATTCCCCACGACTCATTAAAAATTCTTATCAATCCCCAGCTGCTACGAAAACGTATCAACACACCATCTCACCACCGTTATATCGCTATGCAATGACTTCCCAATAGCTATTTGGCGGCCCCTAAAGGCCCCACAGGGGGGTTGAGCGGCGGGGCATAGCGTTAACTAGTGCTCAAAAATTCGAAGCAAAACCTTTTAGGTACCCATAAAAAAAAAGAGGCCCCCTTTAGGACCTCTTTAAAACCTCACCAGACCCCTCTAGAAGCCTCTCCAGCACCCCTCTACTTGTTCCTAGACCTATTGGTACTCGGATGTTGAATACGAAGGTTAGAGCGGCTGTTATTACGAGGGTTACCGTCTTTGTGATCTACGTCTTTACCATTCAAGTTGTAACCAGATTTAGCCAATTTACGACGAGCTTTATTACGACTAGATCGATTAGCTCTTTGTTCTGGTTTTGAGTGGTAATTGTCGTATTCCTTACGGTAGTTCCGTTTTGCCACTGTTAGATCCAATCAAGAGCTTTACCAATAGTAGGAAACTCTTTGTTGAAAATTTCTTTAGCTTGTTGAGCTATTTGTCTGTGTTCTAGTTGAGTACCAGCTTCAGTTCGTAGATCGATGTAGTGAATCCAACTACGAAGAGAACCAGCCATGTAGAGACGAGTTGGAGTAGCTAGGGGAAGTATTTCTCTAGAACACTCTTTAGCGATACCTGCCGATACCATCTCTCGGTATAGGTCTTGAGCCTCTTCAAAGTGTTGAGCTATTCGTCTGTAGAAGATCTGAGTTTTATCGGTAGTTAGATCATCAATACTGTTTTGTCGATTAGTAAAGTCTTGTCGTCTGAGGTGAGGTAGTTGAATACTGCTTGTGAGTTCTTTGATATCTGCGTATCGCTGAGAAAACTCTTGAAACGTAAAGCTTCTGTGCCTAAGGATCTGTGCTGCTATTGCTCTGGTGGTATTGATCTCCAGGACTAGGTGACACATCTCAAAGGGAGACCAATGCTTGTGATTGATTAGGTATTTAATCAACCGTTCAGAAGTCTCTGTATTGCTTTGATTATTAGGGTTACTAACCCTAGCCATATAAGCAACTAATTCTTCTGCTTTAGGAGTAACCGTTACTAGTGCAACTGTACTCATTGGTCTTAAGGGGTTTTAAGAGGCACCTTAAGGTAGCACTTAAAAGGGTTTTAAAAAGGCTCTTTAAATGGCAGCTATAGAAACCTTTAATAAAACCCTTTTAAAGAGGCTCTTTAAATGACAACAGAAGAAGCCTCTTTAAAACCTTTTTTAAAAGGTCTTTTTAAGAGCCTTTTTAAATATCTTTAAATACACTCTAAGCACGGCTGTCAAGAGCGTATCCCTCTGAGGGGTCAGTTTTAGAGGTGGCTGTTTTGCGTAGGCACTTAGGGGGTAGGAAACCCTTCAGGCAATCTCAAACAAGACTCACCATGAACGTAAACAACTTGCCAAACACCATCATTTCTTAATTCACACTTCTGACCAAAAGAAAAAGTGCCATCAACTTTGACGTAAGGATTTCTTACTGATTTGACGTCAACAGCTACAGCACCTATTTCTGGGTGCCACAACATCAAATCAACTGGACCTGATGCTGCGACATTACGAAAAACTTCAAACCCCATTTCAAGGAATTTTGTAGAAGCAAAAAGCTCTCCAACTGCTCCTGTATGACTTGTGCTGTTCATAGCGTGACGTAGAACGCTCTGAGAGGCCTCTAGAAGCCTCCCTGCGGCGTTTTAAATGGTTTTAGGTACTCTGACACCTAAAAGAGTTTTTAGGGGCCTTAAAAACGATTTTCAGTGGATTTTTAATTATCAAGCCAATTAGAGCTACCTACGGTTGCTGTAAGGGCTTTTTGAAGGTCTTCAAAGCTTGATGCGTAACCAAGAGCATCGATGTGTAAACCACCGTCACCTTGGATAAACTTTCTCTCCAGTTCCCACTGTTCAGCAGCTCTAGCGTCAATAGCTTTCTGTTCAGTGACAGCCATGGACTCAGTAAAGTACTGAACAGCCATAGCTAAAGCATCAAGCCTGTCGTCATGCCTAAGACTGTTTTTCTCTTTGGTAATGCGAGTGAGCTGAAAGAAGAGTTGGTATTGACTACGAGTTTCGCTTGGGTAGCTCTCCGTAGAGGCGAGGTCTTGAAGGACTACGTTCGTATCGACCATGAGCCGGTGTTGGTTAAGGACAGGCTCAAGGGTGTCGATGATGCGGAGTTCCTTTTGCTTTGTATGTCGGACCTCTTCAACGCTGCAGGGGTAGATCGTGCCGAGGTAGCGCTTGAGAAGTTCCGAGAACATCCCGAGGCCGAGGTTGCTTTCGACAACTATTTGCTTAACCTTGTACTCTTTAGCGATAAGAGCGAGCTTTTTAAGGTTCGGTTCGCTGTAGCCACCCCGAAGGCCACCGCTAGCGAGAAGGAACAAATTTCCGTTCAAGTACGCGACTACCGAGTAGCCAAGCTCATCACTGCCGCGTCCGGAGGGGTCAACAGCCATTACAACCCCGGTGTACTCAAGAAATTCATCCCCTATTTGGGCCGGTTTGTAGAAAAGATCACCATGAAGACCGACTGAAGGCAGGTCAAGAGCTTTATCGCCGTTAGCCAGCCACACGACTTTGTTAGGACCTTGTTCGCGGTTTAAGCGGAACACACAGAGGTCTCTGAGCTTGAGAGGGAATTTCTCCTCATCACTCAAGCTGATGTCTAGAAGGAACTGAAGGTTGAACGTGCTACGACCGATGGAGAGCTGTCGAGCTTCTAGTTCTGCCCAGTCAAATCGTTTGGGATCTACAGGGTGTCCAGCGAGGTCTTTATCGGCTTCTAAATCAGCTTTGATCTTGGGTGCTAGACGGTTGCCGTAGTAGGTCTGAAACTTCTTGTTAGTGGGATACAGAGCAGGCCAGATCCTGACCTCGTAACCAGAGATCTCAAGCTTTGCGTAAACACTGTCTTGGGTGTGAGGGGTTCCAAGGAACACGATCTCACCACCAGGCTTGATCACCGAGTCAAACTCTTTAATCGATTCCCGAAGCTTGTCTCGAATCAGTTGGGTTTCACAGGACTGGGGTGTCTCAACGTCGTCAGCCACAATGAGGTCAGCACGAGAGCCAGTGATTTGGCCAAAGATGCCACTGGATCGTACTGAGGGCGACTGATCAGGTTTGGCTCCGTAAACGTCAAAAGCAACCTTGGAGAACCGTTGAGTGTCGCTAGGAAAGAGGTCTTTAACCATGAACCAGTTCCTAAGGAGGTCATGGCAAAAGACGGAGAACGCATCTGCACGGTCTTGAGCTGCAGAAATCACCAACACCTTACAGTTTGGATCCCTACGCAACCTCCACAGCACATAACCAGCCGTCAGGAACGACTTACCACAACCTCGGTAAGCCATGATGATGCGACGGTTAGGACCGTTCTGTAGGTAATCAGCAACTTGGTACTGAACAGGAGTGGGACTAGGAAGCCTTAAGTAGTCCCAGAGGTAAGTAGCAAAAACAGGAAAACTAGCTGCAGCTTCCTTAATAATCTGTTCAGTCTGTTTGTTGGCTCTTGGCATTACTGGCCCACTTGAACACTTGGCTCAAGTTATTCTGCAGCACGATGTTCATCTTCATGAACTCAAAGAGCATCTTTTCTAGATCGTCTCTAGAAGCGTTGGGGATGTCCCGTCTAACTCGCTCTAAGCGAAGCTGCTGCTCTATGGATAAATCGAAACTGGGCATAGGTGGTAGTTCATCCATTGATCAATAACCCGTTCACGCTCTTCACAATAGTCAGGGCGCTGTTGAAACCACAGTTTCCAATGATTGCTTCCCTTTTCGTGGTTACAACGCTGACAAGCTGGAACGATGTTGGTGGCTAGATCCTCACCACCTTTGGTTTTGGGATGAACGTGATCAAGAGTTAACTGTTCGCTTTTGACACCGCAGTAGGCACATTTACAACCAAAAGCTTCTTTAATTGATTGTCTCCACTGTTTGACTGCTTCACGACGTTGGAGGGCCTGTAGGTTTGCCATAGCCGCCTCTGGTGTCAAATAGACAAAGCCCCCGGACGGCGATTGGATCACCATTCCAGGGGCTCTGCTTGGTACATATAGGAAGGTTTAGTTCCTAAGCACTAATATAAGACCTAACTTTCTTCAGATCGACCTCTGGGAGTGAAGAAATCATCTCAGAGATAGCCGAAACATCACCACCGTTAAGAGCGGTAATACCTTGGTCTTTCAGAAATTTAATAGCGTTTGCAAGATCAGATGCTTTCACATCATCACGATTCAGTTGATCGATCAGTTTAGTAGCCACCAAACGGTGAAGACTAAACAGATCGTCTTCTGAAGCAAGTCCATCAGTCTTATTTAGAGCCTTTTTTGGTGCGGCTGCCATAAACAACTCGGAACAGTTTCAACCCCAATTGTACGAGGCTGTTTTCTTTAAGCCGAGAAACAGCAATAAGTTCAGAAGCTGCAAATAGCGAAAGCCAAAGAGCAGCCTGTACATGAGGATCAGAGAGGTCCATAGAAATACCTAGCTAGGGTTCTTGATCAAAATAGCCCAACCAGAACCAGGGCCTTCAACAAGCCACCTTTTGTTCCAATTCTTTTGGCTATAGGCGACGCCTTCACCCTTTGAGTGGTTTACATAACCTCCTCGGACCATATCAGCTTCTCCGTTGGGATCGTGGTGAATCCAAGCTCCTTCGGTGTAGCCAATTACTACAGAGTAGTGTCCAGAGCCACTAGGAGCCCCTACAGGGCCCTTGTGAAGCCAACCGACTACTACAGGCCTACCAGCGTGTAACTCGCGTTGTAGGAGCTCTGGGGTGCCACTCTTGATAAATTTGGCGTCGAGTCCAAGGTGTTTAAGAGTTTTAAGTTGAACATCTATAGAAGTTGAATCACCATACCGTTGACGAATCTTGTTGTACTCATCGTCGGTTTTAACCTTGCCGTAATAGTCAGCCACCATGGCACAACTAGAACTAAAACACTCTCGATACCCAGTACCTGATTTGTTGTCTAGTTGATACTCATAAGGAACTTTTAAAAGTACCCCAGTTTGTTGAAGTTGTGGTTTGTTTGTTTGACGATTGAGAATTGAAATCAATTTATTGGCGTACCGAGGATCAGTCGCGTAACCCTGTGATTGCAGGTTTTGCGCTGCTTCTGATGCTGTTTTTGCGTTATTTACGCCTTTGTATTGTTTGAAATCTTTGTACCAACGATCAACGAGGTATTCAACGCACTCTTTAAGAGAAGAGAAATTAAGAAACCCGTCAGTAACAGAAATAGGTACCCCATTTACATACTCCGTTGTTTTAGTTGTTGTACCTTTACCTTTTAAACCAAAGTAATTATGAACACCAGATGTACTGCGACCCCAATTACTTTCAAGAGCCCATTGAGCTGCTACTAACTCTGGGAACTTTGCTCCAGCTTCACGAGCAAGTTCTACTACACCATCCCACGAGCCGTTACTGGGGATATTGTTCTTTGGACCAGATCTCCACAAATCAGAAAACTTTGCCAAAATCCCTGGAGGAGTCTGATCCTGCAGGAAATCCAAAGCAAAGTTTTGATGTTCTTGATTGTTGTAATACTTAGCTACGTCACGAAGAGAGATGTCGGCCATTGAGCAAGATCCGGTCGAGTTTTTCGTCGATGTGTTGGATCTGTTTATCGATCCGGTCCATCATCGGCATTAGCTCGTCCTTTCTAACAAACTCTTTATGAATCGTCATCTCAACCACATCGATACGACGGTCAAGCTCTGAGTGTCGCTTATGGTTCCAAGCAAGCATACCGCCACCGAGACTAGCAGCCCCTAAAAACAACGAAAGAAGAAAGGACGGATCCATAATCAAACACCTTGAAGACGCTGCTTAAGGCGCTGTTGGTTTTGGCGGACCTTTTGACCTTGAGGTGTTTTGTAGTACTCAATCATCAAGGGTTTGATTTTTGCAGCATCTGCGTCACTCCAACCCGGATCATCATCAGCAGGACGTACCAACTGAAAGCTAGGACCACCAGCAATCTTAGTGTCCTTGCTTTTCTTCATTCCGTAACCGCTTTTACTTTTCATTTTTTAGGTACACAGTTAGGAACAGTTTTGGTGCCTTTCTTCTTAGTACCAACCATTTCGTAGCCTTTCCAGCAGGGTCCTTTAGCCATCAGTCTTTCCCCCTCATTTCAGTGGTGTACTGCCGACCACGCCAAGTGAATGTTTTTACACCAGCCTTACGAGCATCAGCAAAAGCGTCGTCAAAGCTGCTGTTACGACGATCTTGGTTGCCCTGACGAGCCATACGCTCTTGACGGCTAAACTCTGCACCTTGATCGCGCTGAGCGGCCACTCTACGGGCCTCAGAGGCGGGTAGAGCGCCTTTAGCTGGTTGAGCCCTAAAGACCTCTTTAACGACCTCTACAGGGATCGCTAGACGCCCCACAGGACGACTCATACCTTGAGACTGCATTGCAGGGGCTCTCGAAGCACCAGTGCGAGTTACCGTCCCCGGTGCCGTTGCACGAGGCAGTCGAGCGGTTTGCATCGGACGTTCCCGCCCACTAGGAGTTCGAAGACCACGACCCCGTTGAGTAGCCCCTCGACCTTCAGGAGCAAACTTACCAGCGTTACTTCTGGTTTGACCGCCTCGTTTGATCGGCATAACAATTACTTGGTTTTATAACCTTTTTTCATCTTGCCACCCTTTTGGATTTGTGGCTTACCTGCAGCTTTAGCTTCTTTAGACCAGCGCTTAGCAATCTCAGGTTTTTGAGAGTACATATAACGCATCTGTTTCTCAGAACTAAACGGCACGGGACTAAAACAAACTCTTTAAAAATGTTACTAACAAAAACAGCCCAGGCTACTAACCCAGGCTGCAAATAGAATTAAAGATTTTTTAGGTTTTTAAAATCAATCAGCAGTGAGTCGTGAAAACACAAACTCAACAGACGGCGTACCACCGGTAATTGTTACCAAACGACCCCGAATGGCTCGAAGAGGTACGTTTTGCAGGCTGAACGCAGTAGAACCATTAGCAGTGAT